GTTCTAACATGCCTTCTGTCTTCATTGATGCTAGATCTTCCAAGAATGATGTAACCTTGTCCATCATGTCCTTGGCCGCTAAAATTAATTCTGATTGTTCTTCAACACCTTCTTTCTTGATCATCTTGTCTTTGCTCATTTTGGATGCTCCAAGTTTGTCTGCAATTCTGTTCACTGCTGTTGTGCCTGCCGCTGTGCCTGCCGCTCTGGCCGCTACTGTGCCAAGTGCCATGAGTGGTGCTACTTCATTTGTTTTACTTGCCATCATTTTCGCCGCCGCCTGTCTATCTTGCGGAGACAATGATTGTCCTTTGGATAGTTTATCTTTTATAGCCGATGTTGCTTTGCCCATAATTGAATTATTCATGCTACCACCATACTCGCCAAGTTTTCTTTCTGTGACTGCTTGGTTGATGATGTCCAGCATCATCTGACTCTTCTGGTAGCCGTCGTCTTTTAATTCTTGTCCGAAGTGTGTGTTCTGTGTGATCTCGTGTATCTTTGTTCTCACATGATTAGCATAGTCATGCAGTTCTTCTTCAGTGAACTTTGAAAGATCCATTGTCATGTTGAATCTTGATTCAAATTCAGCTAGTAAACTTTCAGTTGTAATAGGTTTTGTAAGATCTAAGCTCTTCATACTGTGTTATTTATTATCTAGGCTTCGAACGTTTCATTAAAGATCTGCTGTATTTTGCTCTTACAGTCGTCCGCTAATAGGTTAGCTTGATCCAAGCGATCCCAATAAACATCTTCTGATTGTTCATCCTTGTTCTTCTGTGCATCTCTTATCATAAGTTTGGCACTTTGTATGTTGAAAATTTGTGATGCAAATTTAGTATCCAGATCGATTATATTGTTAGGAATTCCTTTATTATCGGCTAGATAGTTCGCCACCATTATAGCAGTCTGTTTAAGACTTATGGCTTCATGCAGGATCCTGGCCTCTAGCATGTCGGCTATGACATACACGTACCTTGTGCCTGTGTGCTTCTTAGGGACAATAGCTATATTACCTATCAAGATTCCTTTTGAAAACTGTTTTGGTAAATGCCTAAAAGGTCTGCGTTCCTGCTCCTTGTGTGCCAGGTCCGCAAGTTTGCCCTTCAGCCCGTACGCCTCAATTTGTTTTACCAGATCTTTTTTATTTTTTTTTCCAATCATTAGCAACGAACTTTATCTTCCTATTTAAAGCATATTGCATGTGGTCATCAATTTTCTTTCTTACAAAAATTGCTTTGTCGGCCAAACGCTTGGCTTTGTCTGCATCTTCCTGACTAAGCTCATTGCTTCTGAATGACTCTATACTGTGTTCCTTGATAAAGACCACATCCGTATCGGACACATAGACTTTGACCTTAGGTGCTATTTGTATAAACATTTATTGGTAAATTTTAGCTAGGCATTTTCATCAGGATCACTACCACTATTGATAATAAACTTGCGACCACTGTGCCTGCTGTTGCTATGATTGTCTTCTGACTGCTTTTGTGACTGGTGCCCATATCTTCATTCATTTTTGCCAGTCTGATTTCTATCGCACTTAATCTGTCGTGTAACCCCTTGTATCTCTCTGAACAAAGGTCCACGTGTGCTTCTAGGTTCTGTTTTTCTAATTCTGTTGTACTCATATATCTTTGTAAATCTTTTTTGAGGAGTCGTACCTCCGTTATTAGAGCCTGTAGTTGAGCCTGTTCCATTGCCTAGTTGTGCCTTTATTATTAGAAAGTTTGTGCCTTAATGTACTGTTATTTATCAGTAGGACCAGCATATGAAAAGTACGTGTTTATGACTCCTCCTGACAGTGCACCGATGATCTTTTGTCTGTCAGTGCCTTGCATTTCTTTCGTCACGAAAGTATGTATGGGGAAGTGTGCTGTGTTGCTACACTCTGTTACCATGGGAACAAGGCTGAAGTCTTCTACTAGACTTTCTGTTGGGTCTACAACTTCACCATACACACCTGATTGCTCTGTGAAGAACTGGAAGTGCCAGGTTGTGTGTTGTCCCTCATAGTATGATCCAAACCCATGATTTCCTAGATTAGGCAGTTCTGTTTTCTGTGGTGCGTGATCCCACGTGATGTTACCCCTCATCTGTAGCAGTTGCAACATGGTCGAGAAGTTGCTGTTCTGATTTTTCGCCACAGCCAGTGTGTTCTTGTCGTGTATCTCGTTGCCTGCTGTGGTTGTGAATGGGAATTGCTGTTTCAGATTGCCGTTGTCAGTGATGTCCACTAGGGTGTGTATTCTGTATTCGTGCATCAGTCCTGGTACTCAACCTGTTCCCAATATTGCCAGTCTGGCTCGAGGTATTCATCTAACTGTTTCTGTCTGTCAGGATTTTTCCTGAGCCATGCCTTAAGTTCTCTCACACCGTTGTCCTCCAACTTCTTGATGTCGGGTTTGGTATACCTTAATGCTTTTTCGTAAGGCAGATTTCCGTAGCAAAGTAATCCATGTTCCTTTGCGAATTTGATCACTCTGTCATTCAATCCGTCATCACACTTGATCAGGTGCTGGGGTTTGACTTCTTGCATCACGTCATGTAGTCTCAGAGTGCCTCTATTGAAGTGTGGCCACTGTGTCATTATTTCCTCATTAGTCCACCAAGTGTACCATGGCATAAAATAGAACATGTCCTTGATGCCTGACCACCAACGATCATCTGGTTTCCTGATCAACGTGAAGATTTCACTTTGGTCCTTGTGCTTGTCGAACGGTGGTTGCTGTAATATTATCTCTGGGTTGTAATCCCTCCATAACCATCTCTTTATGTTCCTACCGCCACTGACATCATGATTCAAGAATCTCATACGTCTCAAATTCGTGAACTGCTTTGGCATGTGTTCGTCCTTGGGCAAAGCATAGATACGAGGCGTCTTGTCTCGCAGTTGTGAGTCAGGGCCAACTATTATTTTTATGGCTTCGTCTAGGTGTGTAGGCATGTGATTATTTAATCATAAAAAAAGGGCGAACCTAATTAAAGATCCGCCCTTTGGTAAACTACTTAACGTCTGTGTTATTATACAACTGCCGCAGTTAAGATAGCGATGTCAGTTGCTGTTACTGTCGCACTTGAAATAGTGGCTGTAACGCTTCCTGCACCGTTCAACGCTCTGATGTCCGTCTGTAAAGTTCCTGCACTTATTAGAGTTCCAAGAGAGTCTGTTCTCACTGTGTAAGTTTTTTGTTTATCACTTTCCGCCAATGGTCCTTCTGAAAGGATATTAACGTAACGTCCGATAACTGCTCTTGTCGCCTCTAAACCTGCTGTTGCAGATCCAGATGACAAGTCGCTTGTCTCGTTAGTCATCGCATTGACGAAGTCCACAGTAAAAGTAGATGTTGCTACACCTTCTAGTTCCATGTTCGTGCCGTGTACGAAGTTGTTTTTAGTTGCTGGCATTTTATTTCCTCCTATGCTATACTATTATACTGCTATTGCTAAAGTTTTAGCCGTTACAGTCGCTGAGCCGAAGTTGGCAGTGTTTCTTGGAGTGGCACTTGCCGCTCTTCCTGCCGTGTCAACTGCGATGATTGCGTCTCTGATCCCGTTCCCAGTGATGTGGTTAGCAACGTCCAAACTGTCAGTTCTCACCATGTAAGTAAGTTCTGTGTTTGAGTTTCCTAACGGACCAGTAGCCAGGATGTTGATTCCTAGGTTCATGATAGCCGCTTGTACTAGTGCTAAACCAGCCGCAGTTGAATCCGCCTGTGGATCTCCTGTCTCTGAGTTCATTGCATTGATGAAATCAACTGTGAAGTATGATACATCTACGCCTTCTTGCTCTGCCGCAACAGGTAAAGATGTAAAGTTATTTCTTGATATTGTCATAATTTATCTCCTATCCTGTTATATTTCTAAGTTTTCGATCTTAGCAGTTGTGCCAGAATCGTTTAAATCAATACCGTCTACTGTACCTAATGCTTTAAGTGCCGCAAGTAGAGTTCCTACTGACGAACCGTCTGCACCTGATTCAGTAAAAGTAAAGGTTCCGCCTGCTGATGCTGGTGCACCAACGAACATGTCTGTACCTTCTACGATATATGTTCTTGAAGCATTCGTATCGAATAATGGGCCAGCGCCTACGATGTTACCGTATTGTCTGACTGTGTTTTCGATTGTGTTTGCTGTCTCGTTTTTTAACAAGTGATTCGCTAATTCCTCACCTGCATCGATCGTGATGAATTCAAGTTCTTTACCTAGTAAAGATGTTGAAGCCGCCGTGAACGTTGTGTTGTTTTCCGTTGCCATTTTTAATCCTCCTTTTTTCTGATTAAATGACTATGACTCCGCTCAGGAATCAAGTTGCAAGTATTTATAGGTTATTTTGGTAAATTATGCTGTAATATTAAGATTTACTGCTTTTTTGACACTTTTTACAGTCACAATCTGGACAGTCCATGCATTCTGTACAGGATTTCCCGCAGTGCTGTTCACATCCACAGAGCTCGCATATGTATTCCACTATGCTATGCATCTCTTGAAGCCTTTTCTAGACACCTGCTACACTCACAAACATCACAGTTTTCACAATTGTCACAACTATTACCACAGTGAGGATTGCAGGCACATCTATGACATTTTTCTCTTTGTTTGTTATCCATTATAGTTCCTTAAATTTTTTTAGTATGTCAGTGTTGGGCAGTTTAGATTGTAATTGCTGTAACAGTCTGTGTAAGGTCTGCATCTTAAGTCTTGCATTTAGATTGTTGTAATTGGCTACTGCTCTTCTGATGTTAATTAGATTGCCGTCCCTGATGTTCAATGATCTTTCTAGGTGCGTGAGATTTTTGTAATGGTCTTCCCAACTTCTCAGATATCTTCTTAATGCCATCACGGGTACAGGTTGCCTTTGCCTCATTGCTTGTGCTTCGTCTTTGTTCTTTAGTTTTTTGGTAATCTCAGGATCTCCGGACACTATGGCCAACATGTTTGCTAGGTCGTTGTTTACCATTCTTACCTGATCAAAGGTACCTTTGGTCATTGTTTGATCTGCGTAGGACTTTACAAATGCCTGTGTGATTTTTGTTTGACTCATCACAGCCAGTGCTAAGAAACTAAGATATATTCTTTCAGTTACTTCAGGAAATGTAAATCTCTGTAAATCGCTATGTCGTCTTATGACTTTTCCTTCTGCAATGTATTTTAAAAATGGTGCTAACATAAAGGTATTTATTGCAAGAACAGTTCTTCAAACTGTGGAAATAATTTTGTATAATCTGTGCCTCTTCTACGGTCAAGTTCTTTGAGATATACCCGTAATAGTTTTTGTTGCATTTTGTCTGGTTCAGTGTTACGGCATTCCGTAGTAATTCCTTTTAGATTCTCTAACTGTAATGTTTTAATCTTATCTCCATTTGTTTCAAAAAGGTCAATAGCCTTTTGCAGTCCAAGTGGTATAATCTTGTCGCCAAATATTGTAGGGTGTAGGAACAACCTGTGTTCGTCTCCGGCCTTCATACCACTCCAGTAAACCTCTCTTGTCTTGGACCAAGTGTTTACTCTTTCTATCAGATCCGGCAGGGTTGGTATGGTCAATGCTGTTAAGGCACTGTTGATGCTTGGCGTAATTTTAGTTTTGTTTAATATGAATTCAAAATTCTCTGTGAACTTTTTTAAGTCGAGTCCATTCCTTACGTATTCGGCCTGTGGACCCCAGCAGTCTAGACTGCCTGCCACCTGCATATGACTGATTCTATTTGTTTCTACTAAATTCCACATCCTTGCTAACCATTTTTGCACTCTTAATGGGTCAACTGTGAGATTTGAAAACACAACAAGAGTTAGATTTGGATTGTATGTCTGCTCTAGTAACGTTACTAATCTTTCTGTCTCCTTCTGCAGGAATGGTTCTCCTCCCAATATCATTATCTTGTTGAGATTCTGTATGTTCGATTCCAACCATTCGAAAAGACTATTGGTGTCTCTTTCTATGTTCTGATTAAGTTCCAGCTGTTCTGGTATGTAGACATGATTTCCAACATCATAGGGATCACCGTATACGAAACGTCCGTGTACACGATTTTCATTATCGATTGTTGAACTAAATTTTCCATTACAATACATACATTTCAAATTACACGTGTTACTAAAATATATTTCTAATTGTGTTGGTGTTACGTTCACAGCCTTGGGATCATTGTCTAGTTCCTTAGGTGCCGTGACACCGGGCATGTCTAGGTGACTCATCCTATCCGAGTGACCACCCGCCTGCTCTGTGAGTTTACAGTGTTCACACCCTCTGCCTGGCCATTGTCCGGAAAGCATTTTTTCTCTTGCTTCTAGCTTGTTTTTGATGTTGTGAAATTCTATCTTACCATTTTTAAACTCGTAAGGATCGTGCCATACCCTGTGACAGCTGGCTGTGGAGGCCATGGTCAGGAATACGGTAGAATGATTCCATTTAAGTTGGCATGGTAATCCTTCTTTTATCGGGAACGGTTTAGATTTCATTATGTGTGTATTTAAACCAATAACTACAGTTATGGATAATAAAAAAATAACATGTGCGTTGGCTCAACGTGGAATTGGCATAGAGAACGCCGGACATGTCAAGTTATGTAACCTTAGCACCCACATATTCAAAGACGAGAGAGGAACTCCGTACAGGGTGGACCAAACTAACCTTAAGGATATATGGAAAAACAATGTTACAAGAAGAGAGATTAACGAGAGCCTTGACAAGGGGCAAAGGCACGAAAACTGTCAACTATGTTGGGACGCCGAAGACAGCGGGGTCAAAAGTATTAGGCAAGTGATGAATGAGAAGTATCCAGAAGTATTTGATACTCTGCCCGAACAACCAAGTATAGTGAACATGAAGCCAGGCAATGTGTGTAACTTTGGCTGTAGATTTTGTAGTGCAGAAGATAGTAATCAGCTTTACGAAATTGATTATGAACTACGTACAAACAAAGAAACGACCTATGATCAATATCTACAACGTTACAAATCCTACAAGGATAGCTTTAAGAAAGACAGTGAATTCTGGGGAGTCATGAATGACTGGTCACAACACATAGAACACTATGCTTTGTATGGAGGGGAACCTTTTGTAAACAAACCATTGTTTGACATGCTAGATTCAAATTACTATAACGGACACAGTAAAAATCAGGATCTCTACGTGAGCACCAACACCTCTGTATGGTCTGAGAAATACATTGAAATACTTAAAAGTTTCAAGTCAGTTTCTATAGGCATGAGCATTGACGGGACAGGTGCACACTTCGAGTATATCAGACATCCTGGGAAATGGGAAAAGATAAAAGACAATATCAATAAATTTGTTCATCTGCGAGACACTCGGGACAACATCTCACTTAAGGTTGCGGCCACTTGCAATCCATTTAATGTGTATTATCTAGACGAGCTTTGCGATTATTTCAGTTCCGTTGGAGTGGATGTAGATATCCACTTGATCCAGGTGCCGCAATATTACGATGCAAGGATCCTGCCTCGACAAGTTAGAGATGCCATCATTGCAAAACACAGTCACCGAGAAGATCTGCAAAATGTTGTAAACTTCCTTTCTTCGGAAATGCCTGATAGAGAGAAACATCTCAAAGACTTTGTGTACATGACCAAGGGCACCGATAATATGCGTAACGAAAAGTTTACAGATGTGTTTCCTGAATACAGTAAATTGCTACAGGACTCTGGAATTAATATCTAATTTTTAAATTTATTGATTGCAGTCAAGTTTCTTCTCGAGAATCCTAACCTATCGACCAACTTAACAGCATTACCTGTCCTGTCTACAGCAACAAATCCTTCTGGTTCTGTGACTTCAAGACCACCGTCGGTCTGTTGGAATGATCCAATGGCCTGTGCTTGATTCATTTTCTTTAAGACAAATGTTTTCATTGTCTGTACTGCTTTGTAGAATGTAAGCATGGCCTGTAGTGGTGCCCGGGCACCTGAAAGGAACTGTGGCATCTGTTTCATCTTGTCCTGTCTTAACTGTAAGGCCTTCTGTGCTTTCAGGCCGGACATCTGTTGTTGCATTCTGTCTGCATAGAACTTCTTGAATCCTAGTAAGAACTTGGCAATGTCTGTTGGCAACTGTCCTTGCTTGACCATTGCGTTGATATACATCTGGAACATTGGCACAAAGTCTGTGTTCTGTCCTAGCACACTTGATAGGTTCTGTGGCACACCATTTAATAATGTTTCTAACTTCTCTATACCGTTGTAGAATTGTTTTGTTTCGTCGTCTGTGAACTTGGCACTGCCTGACACATCTTTGTATGTGGCATTGTCAAAGAACACATCATTGTTTTTGGCAAACGAACTCACGTCTGCTCCACCTGATGCTGACATGTCTGCAAGTGTATCACCATTGTAAGTTGTGTGGAATATGATTCCCACCTTGGCCCTATCTATCTGTTTCCCTAATTCACTTGCTTCTGGTACTGCATACGTTATTGTGTTTGGTGTGAATGTTAGGTTAGGCTTGCCATCAATGTTCTTTCTAGTAATTTCTTCGTCCGTGTACAACAAGTCACCTTGCACTACTCCTTGTATGTTCAGCTTCTTTAGATGCACTAGGCACTTCAACAACTTCTGCCCTAGCTCGTCAGTTCCGTGATTGTTTGCTATATCTTTTTTAGTGTAGTTCACTTTTGCGTTCTTGGCGAACACAGATTTTGTTCCTACAAAGAATCTACCGTTGTCTGGATTGGTTCCACACACCACAGCAGGTGCACCATCCCATTTTACAGACACACTCATAGCTTCTGAACTTGTGCCTTTGAGTGTTAGCAGTAGTCCTCTGAAGTATTCAACAACAGCCTTGCCACCCTCATAGCCGTCTGTGATTACTATGTCCTCGATGTGTTCAAGGTGTGTCCTCTTAAACTCTGTTAGGACATCTTCTATCAACATGATTAGTCCTCTTTGTAGTCACCGTCTTTGATTTTAAGCAGGTTTTCTTTTACGTCTCTGTTCTCTTTGATACGTGCAACACCTTTGCTGAACTTGGATGCGTCCATGTTTTTCAGTGCTGAGTTAAATTTCTTTTCAAGTTTGAATGCAGTGTCTTGGTCAAAGTTCTCTCTGATGAAGCTCATTAGCCTGATCGCACTTTCCAATATGTGAGATGCTCTACTTTCTACCACTTCTTCTTTGTCCCTTTTAAGGGGCATCGAGCTCAATTCTTCTAATAAACTTTTAGTATGTTTTTGCATTGTAGGTATTTACTTCTTATTGTAGCACAATTCTAGCATAAGTCTACTGTAACAATTTATTTCTAGTAATATACCCTTTTAAATGTGCTTCTAAGACAAGATATTCAGGGGGTGCGTGATGTATATTGAAGTCCTCAGAACCAAGTCCTGACACTTTGTTTTCGTCACTCTTGTTTGTCATTGATTGCCACATGTATTTGTTACCACAAAAATTGAAAATATCAATGATCCTGTTGTTGGCTTTTATTAATTGAACCTTGGCAAAGCCTTCGAAGTTGTCTATGAGATCTGTTTTGAAGTCGTTGCACATATCAAACATTAGATATTTTATATTCCTTTGTTCTAAGAATGCACACAAGGCAATTATTTCAGCAAAGGTTTTGTCCCAATAGGTTCTTATGTTTGGTATGATCCCGTAGTACAGCTCAAGCAATTTTCTAAGTTTGTCATGATCAACTTCAGGATCTATTTTTTGCCACAATGAGTTTAGATCCTTTGGCATCATCTCGGCCATCTGTAAGGGTTGCCATGTGCCATCTAATTTATCATCCTTTTCCGATATGGCCAGTTCCCATCTGTGTGCAAAGGTTATGGGAATGATCATAAATTCCGGATCTCCTCTTTGGGCTATCCACTCTATGGTTGATCTCAAAGTTCTCTGGAAGCCAGTTGCAGGTTTTCCAATGTTCACTGTGTAGCTGTGTTCACACCCTAAAAAATCTGTGAAGTCCTTGGAGGGCTTCCAGTTGTCTGTGAAGCTACAACCATTCAAAAGTAGAAAAGGTTTTATATTTTTATCCATTGACTGTATATCCTCCCCTCACCATCGTTTGCGGACTCCAGCATTTTGAATCCGTACTTGTCACACCACTCGATATTCTTTTCCAGTGTCCATGGGTAAACATTTTTACCCATTGGAACGTACCTTCCCTCTCCGGTACTCTGCCTCCAATATACTCTTGTGCCTTGTTTGGCGTCCTGCGACAATTTTGAGACCTGTGCTTCGATTTGTTCTTCCGAGCCCCAGTTGAATGCTCCAAGGATGAAATATACAGTGAAGTCCATGTGTGGCTTATAGTCTTCCCATGAGATAACTTGGTCCGCTTTTTTATTCACAACGTCTATCCCCCACAATCTGTCGCCGAGCTTTTCCTTATACAGGTTATAACCGCAACCTATGTCTAGAACCACATCATCTTGTGTTAATTTGTTTAGTAGCTTCCATCCGGTCTTTTTAAATTTTGAATAGTCTGGTTTCCAGTCACCCGCATAGTATTTTTTTGCACTCGAATCCATTAAACTTTTCTATAGATGAAATACTTACGTTGGTTGCTATCATCACGTATATCCAGTATTTTTAGGTTGAACATCTCTGCCAGTTCTATAATGAAAGGTACGTTCCATGCGAAGAACTCTATCCACTTGGCCTCAGGCTTGTTGTGTTGTACACCCGGGTTGACCCTGAAGAACATTGTACCACCATCCTCTAGTAGGTCCACACATCTGCCTACCTCCGCAAGTATCTTGTCCCTGCTACCGAAGTTTACTGACCCAAGACACAGCATGACATCAAACTTCTGATCAGTCCTGTATTCCAGTGTGCCAACTTCGTGGTCTGCTTTGCCGTTGTAGGGATCAATCCCTATCAGGTTATCTATCTTGCCTTTGAATTCATTGTATCCACATCCAACATCAAGCACAGCACGTGGCTTCAGGCTGTTGACTTCGTCTACCAATGCCAGTCCCGAGTACTTCCATTTCTTTATGTCATTTTCCCAGTACTTGGAGAAATATTTGTGTAGACAGGCAACATCTATCGCTTCCGCATACTGTTCCAGTGTGTCGCAACGATTCACCTCGACACCAAATGTTTCCAGTATGTAAGGTTGTGTTATCTTGTCGAGATCGTTCTGGCTATATCCTAGCAGTTGTGCGAATATCTTTTTGTTCATACCTTAATAATACATTAAAAGTTTGATGAAGTCTATATCTTTTTCTTTATTGGCGTTGATAGTATGTCTCTGGTCTTGTCTGACATCACACCTGTGATTACCAACATGGGCCTTGGCTTGTTGCTGGAGTTGGCTGTTGAGTGTGGTAGGTTCTGCCAGTCAAACTTGTGTATGTCACCTGTCCGCCATCTGTCGAACTGTTCGTTACCATACATTATGAATTGTCCTGGTTCCCAATCCTGCAACATCACCATGATACGAACAACATTGTTTGGGTCTGCGTCTAGGTCATACAGTTTGTCTATGTGCATGTTCAGTACCTCTCCCGTGAACTGTATGTGCAGTTTAGATTTTGTAGATTCCATAGCAAAGAAGTCTGTCATCCTTTGTAGTGTTGGGCACTTGGTGAAGTCCGCCAGTCCTCTGTATATGGTCATCTTGGGATCTGCACCTGCTGTCTTTAAATCATTTTCTTCTGCTTCTACATTGACGTTAACATTCTCTCTGCCTGTGCCTTCTCTACGGTTGCCCCAGTTGAGAGGCTTACCATGTTCCATGACTGCTTGTAGTTCTGTCTGCCACCCGCCTGTGAACTTGCCCAGGTGTTCGACACAGTCTGTGTCCTTGTGCCACTTGTTGAAGTGATAGTTGCTTCTTGCTTTTGCTTCTTCCCAATTACTTGTAGACATATACCTGTATTCCCTTCTGTGCGTAATTATGTATACGTCCTTTGTTGTTGGGGAAACTTATTTCTAACAGCCTGCAAAGGTCCACGTTGTCCTTTGGCTGTGTGATTCTGTCCTTGTTGTCCTTTATGAACTGCATTGTGTCCTTGTTCTCTGCCTGTATGTGTTCCCACATCTTGTCTAGGTTCTCGAAGTGCTGGTAGTTAGGGTACGTGATGTTGAACTCTCCACACAGTTTCCACCACTCCAGACACTCGTAGTCGTTCCTGTACACCATCACTATGGGATGGCCTTTGGCCTTGAGCTTGTCTAACTGGTGTGCGAACGTGTGGGCTTTCACTATCCTCTTGCCTGTGCCGGAGAATGGTTTGTCCCATTCGTCCACGTCAAACTCCATGCCCGGATCCCAGTAGGCTCCAATGTGCATTAAGTGACTGCGTCCAGGGGTATCAGCATCGTGGCGATATGTTCTAGCCTCTGAGTAATCGGTGTGATCAACGTCATCACTCCAGTAGATATTTTTAACAACACTACTCCATTTCGATCCTGGTGCCCCTGTAAACAGTATGTACATTATTTGGTCAGCTCTTCTTTGTAGACTGCATTGTAACCCAACTGATTCTTTCCAAAGTCAGTGAGTGTTTTCAACGCACCTGGTGTAATGAATGACTTCAGTGTTCTAACTGCGGCATCACCCTCTGCACCTGTTCTCCATTCGTACTGTCCCACTTTCTTCTCGATAGCGGCAACTGACGCTGGGTCTTTGATCATCTTGTCCAAAGCGGCAACAAGTTTCGCTCTGTTTGGATTGCCCTTGTTCACCCAGAATGCTTTCTGTAATGCATCTCTCCAACTTTTAACAAGTTTGTATGCATCGTAGAAGTCACCACTTGGTGC